ATCAATCAGAGCTTTGGCTTTACGACCAAACCGCACGGATAATTCGGTCGTGTTTGTGGATTGGATAATTTTTAGTTTAGGATTTTTTCCTACCATCCAAGCAGGTAGTAAGTAAGATCCAAATTCAGATTTAGTATGCCTTGGTGGCATGTTAATAATTAGTCTTTTAATTTTACCAGCCGCTAGTTTATTAAACTTGTCAGCAATTTCTTTGTGATGTCTACCTTCAATAAAATCAGGCCAAACATGTTTTACAAAAGTTAAAAAATCAGATCTGATTTTAGACTCTTTTGTTTTCTGATCATGTTTATTCATTAGCAAAGCTAATTCACGTCTAACGTCAGCAGGTAGCCTATCTATGTTTTTTAATTTTTCTTTATCTATTTTCATTTCAAAAATTTTTTCCGCAAAATTTTTTTGTAAGTATTTTGGAAACTTATAAAGTATTTTATCACTATCTATCTAAAAAACCTAGCATAAACTCTTAGCTCTGGGACCCCTTTGTTTGTAATAAAAAAACGTTTTTTAGAAATTTTTTAAAATTGATATTGTGTGTGGTACCTCTATTGTGCCCCGCGCACAACCTGTGCGCGAAGCCCTTTGTCAGAAAGGCAGCCCTAATCTAGCAGGACCATATAAGCCTTGGCGTTATGTTTACTAAACCAATTAAGATCGGCTCGCACCTTATCCCAAAGTTTAGAAGCGCCTTGGCCTAATTCTTTATCTTCTAGTGTTGCGGCTAATTCATTCATGAATATTCTGTCATGAATAATAGACTCCCTTTTAGTTAGCATAACAGACTCACCATTGAATCTGTTTCTTCTCTCTTCTGTTCTTGGTTCTTTAGTCATTTATTCCTTTCTGTTAATAGGATAATCCTATCATGTCTGACTTGTGTTGTCAACCTCTTTTATTACTTTTGTTTTATATGGTTGACCACGCCAATCGGTCCTCTGTTCTACTTGCACATCTATTGGTGTTTCAAGAGCCTCGGTCCTTGGGTATAAGTTTATGAACTCGTCCCAATGTGCAAAGGCAAATTCATTCCAACAACCTTGACTACAAAAGTGTGACCACATTGTTGTCGCGTTCCATTGGTTTTGAGCAATTTTTCTGGTCCTCAAAACCTTTGAGCCCTTGACACCTCTTATTCTATCTTGCGTGTGATGTTTATGACACTTTGGACCATGGCACCAATTATAATCACTCATAATGTGGCAACCCCCCAAACATTGAACAGATACCGGCAAAAGAAATTAATATTCCTACCTCATAATGTTCGCCATGTATGAAAACAATTACTCCTAAAAATGCTAGTGCAAATCCAACTAGCACCATTAACAATCTTCCTATTAGTTCACCATTCATTTTATTCCTTTCTGTTTATGGGACTATCCTATATTAAGATAGTCCCATTGTCAACTATTAATTTACACTTTGTTGCATTTGTTTTCTAGCAAATGCAATCTTTTCTTCTCTAGTCATAACCTTTTTATCTTCCAAAAGACTTGCCAAATTTTCTGGACTATAAATTGATAAAGCTAAACTAGAACTTTCGTTCATCATTGTTTCATTTAAAACAACACCAACTTTATCAGCGAGTGCTTTTGCTTGGTCAAAATATCTGTAAGATTTTAAACCTA